CAATCGTTGGAGACTGAATTAAAAAAGATTCGTATAGACGAAACTTTAGTCAATATAGCTAGTGGTATGAAAGCTGTAAAACCAGCAGAAGTAAAACAGCTACTAAGAAATAATGTTAGACTAAACGATCTTGGTTCCGTTGAAGTTATTAATGATGACGGGACTTTAAGATATTCAGATAAAGGCGAACCAATGTCAGTAAATGATTTGGTAAGCGAATATTTAAAAAACAATCCACACCATGTTTTATCTACTCCAGCAGGAGCAGGTAGTCGTGGACAGATTGGTGGTGCTACTCCAAAGCAAATAAAGATTGGTGATCTTGATTTGAATAATCCGAATGACAGAAAATTATATGCTGAAATGAGGAAACAAAGAGATCAAGGTATATTTAAAATGAAAATAACTAATAACAATAAACTATAAAAAACTATGGCAAACGAAACAACTAGTACCACATTATCGGAACTATTTGAGAATATAACTCAAGAAGCTATATTCACATTTCAAGAAACTTCAGTAATGAGACCTCTTGTTACTACTTACCCAATAAGTGGTTCAGGAAAAACTATTGAAGTTCCTGTATACCCAGCGATAAGTGCAAATGCAGTAGACGAAGCTAGTGACTTATCAAATACAGCAGTAAACCCAACATCAGTTACAATCACAGCTTCGGAAGTAGGCGTGATGACAAGTTTAACGGATCTAGCCAAAGAATCAGCAAGTAGAAATGTTGGTGCTGATATTGGAAAACTATTTGGTGAAGCAATTGCTAAAAAAGTTGATACTGATTTAGCAGGACTACTTGATGATTTTGCATCTGCAAACGATCAAGGTGGTGCTGGAACAGAATTAACAGTAGATTTGCTTTTCAAAGCACAAGCTATTTTAAGAAGTGCAAATGTACCTGCACCTTATTATGGTGTGTTTCACCCAAAGGCAACTTTCAATCTGAAGAAAACATTAACAGTACCAGCTTTTGCTAGTTCTGGTGGTGGATTATCTGTATCAGAAATTGGAAATGAAGCATTAAGAAATGGATATGTCGGCAGAATTGCTGGTATTGATATTTTTGAAAATGCAAATATTTCAATTGATGCTTCTGATGACTCAAATGGTGGAGTATTTCACCCAATGTCATTAGGTCTTTGTCTTAAAGAGGATTTCAAGATAGAGACACAAAGAGACGCTTCTTTGAGAGCAACGGAAATTGTAGCAAGTATTACTTACGGCGTAGGTGTTATTAAAGATACTTATGGTGTGACTGTACTTACAGATACTGCTCTTTAATTAGACTATGGTGGGGTGTAAAAGCCCCACCTACTTAAATGAAACAGATAGATATTCCTAAAACTATTCTGCATTTTAAGAATAAGGATTTTATTTATCGTTATGTGCTAGTAGATAGATTTAAACATACATCAAAAGCACATTATGGTTTTGACAAAGAATTAGAATTAACAGAAGCTGAAATATTTGCTAAAGTTACTCCTAGAAAATTAAGAAGAAAATATATTATAAAAGATTAACATGGCAAATTTCACAGTAGATTCAGATTTACAATTTTACCAACCAGATATTTTAACTTTTGGAATAGCAAACTTTACTTCACCAAGAGATTATCACGCACAAGCTAGATTAGATATAGAACGAGATTTAAGGATAAAATGGTTTCCAGTTTATTCAAAAGAAACTTATAGAGACATAGCTATTTTAAACACAACTGAAATGGACGCAACATTATTGACTGATGCACAATTTAAAACAGCAAGTGTTTTTAAAGTAATAGGTTTTTATGCATGTCCATTACTTACAAAATTTAATTCAAATGATAATCCTGATAGATTCCAAGTAATGATGAAATATTATCAACAAATGTATGCTGATGAGATGGAGTCTATTTTAAGAGATGGTGTTGAATATGATGCAGATGATTCTGGTGCAATCGCCAATGCAGAAAAAGCACCTTATCATAGACTCAAACTTATCAGATGAGAATAACTGTTGAAGATAATACATTACAAGTTGCAAAGAACTTTGAAAAACAAGTAAAAGAACAACCTCAAATAGTTAAAACTGCATTAGGAAGAACTGCTGAATTTCTAATGGGTATTATTAAACAAAGAACTCAAAAAGGTATGAGTGCAGATGGAAACTCGTTTCCACCATATACAGAAGCATATAAAATATTTAGACAAAAAGCTGGAAGACAAACACAATATCCTGATTTAAATTTTTCAGGGCAAATGCTATCTAATATTACACAAAGATCAAATCCAAGTCATGCTATAATTTATTTTGCTAACAAATTTCAAAACACAAAAGCATTAGGAAATCAAAAGAAAAGAAAATTCTTTGCTATTGGTGCAAGAGAAATACAACCAATAATGAATGTTTTTATGAGGGAATATAATAAACTAAGCACAATCAAATGAGCAAACGAGAAGATATAGCATCTGATATAGTTTCTGCTTTATCAGCAGTAACTTCGCCTATTACTTTAAAAAAAATAACTAGAGAACCTTTTAGTGTTGATGAATTATCTGAACAGCAATATCCAGCTTGTTTTATACAATCAGGAAATGAAACTAGATCAGATCAAACAATAAGTTTTACAAGTGCTTTAAGAGAAGCAATAGCAGATTATGTTATTATTGGATTTGTTAAAGGAACTCCATCAAATATTGACACTAAAAGAAACGAATTAATTACAACCATTGAAACAACATTGAATTCTGATAGAACACGAGGTGGGTTCGCAAAACAAACTCAAGTAGTAGAAGTTTCTACTGATGAAGGTGTTTTATTCCCAATTGGTGGTATCAGAATGGTGGTGCGAGTAATGTACCAATACATTTCTGGAACACCTTAATTTAAACTAACAAGGAAACAAATATGGCAACACATACTGGCTCAGAAGGACTAATTAAAGTTGGTAATACAACTGTTGGCGAATTAAGAAGTTATACTTTAGAGCAAACAGCAGATACTATTGAAGATACTTCAATGGGAGATTCTTCAAGAACTTTCAAATCAGCTTTAAAAGGTTTCTCAGGTTCAGCAAGTTTATTTTTTGACGAAGCTGACTCTGGTCAAACTGCATTAGTTGTAGGAACTGAAATAACAATCAAAGTTTTTCCAGAAGGAGCATCTGCTGGAGATAAATTTTATGAAGGAAGTGCAATCGTAACAGCTTATAATGTAAGTGCTTCTTTTGATGGAATGGTAGAAGCTGAAATGACATTTACTGGAACTGGTGCATTAACATTATCTACTCAAGCATAATTTAGTTAAAGGAAGATATGAACGTTATAGATAGGATTAAAAATCAATTTGAATCTTTAGGAATTAAAAAGATTGAGGTAGCTGAATGGGGCGAGGAAGGCAAACCTTTAATAATATATTGCTCACCATTTACATTAGGAGAAAAAAGAAATCTATTCAAAGGTGCTAAAAATGATGATCTAGGAGTATTAGTTGATGCAATAGTTTTAAAAGCCAAAGATGGAGATGGTAATAAAATATTCAAGCTAGATGATAAGCAAGTATTATTGAATAATGCTGATGCAAATGTTATAGCTAGAGTAGCCACCGAAATGTTATCTGGTGTATCTTACGAGGAAGCTGAAAAAAAGTAAGAACTGATACAGAGTTATATTCTATACTTGCTCTAGGTCAGGAATTAAAAATAAGTATGGAAGAAGTCTTGTCTTTCACACAAGATGAATTTTATTATTGGATAGCTTACTTTAAAGTGAAGGCAGAACGAGAAAAACTACACTATGGCAGATCAGCAACTAAATATAAGACTTAATGCAATAGACAATGCTTCTAAGGCATTTACAGAAGTTAAGAATTCAATATTTAATGTTAGAAATGCTTTAATAGGTTTAGGTACTGGTATAGCATTTAAGTCATTAGTTGATATTGGTAGACAAGCTGAAGAAGCAAAAGCAAGATTAACTTCATTAACTGGAAGCACAGCACAAGGTGGTAAAGCATTTGATCAATTCACGCAATTCGCTATTAGTGCTAAAGTTCCTTTAGAAGAAGTAATAGCATCATCAAAAAAATTATTAGCATTAGGTGCTTCTCCAGAAAAATTAGCTAAAAATTTAGAAATAGTTTCTAATATATCTGCACAAACTGGATTATCTTTTGAGACAACAGTAGATCAATTCGCTAAAGCAACTACTAAAGGATTATCTAATGCAAGAATATTTGCTGATGAAAATATTAGAATTTTATTAGGAATACCAAGAGGTCTTGAAGTGAGTGCCACTGAGTCAGCAAGACTATTTGAAAAAGAATTCTCAGGTGGTGGTAGATTTGGTCAAGCTAATAAAAATATTAAAGATACATTATCAGGAACAATAATTGGATTAAGAAATATTTTTTTTACTTTTGCAAGTCAAATTACATC